CCCCGTTCATATTTTGTGCTCGTTGAAGCATATATCTGCGGTTGGCGTTTATACCAGTGATCATAGCTGTCGTTTACATTAGCAGAAAACCACGCTGCCTTATTACGTGCCTCACGAGGTAACATTTTCTTCAAGGCAAGATCATCGCTATACTGACTAACAACCGAGCCACCTGGCATTGACGACCACCGACCAGCATAGTATCTATCCCAACTTTGTTTGATAGGTTTAGCACCTTCAGACTTTGCTTGTCTAAATATATCAATGGCGTATTGCAACACCTTCTTGTATGATATTGGCACAACATTTACATTAACTCTGTTATCTATTTCTTTATGCCAGTCAACTTCCTCAAAAACTCTGTTTCTTAAAACTTGCATCTCAAAAATGACGGCTAGATCATCCCGGAACAGCGTTTGTAATTGTTTAGCCGCTTGACTCTCTGACTTCAGCAGACTCATGTAATCCTGTGCGGAATTAGCCTGTAATACTATATGTGCTAAGTGTTTCGCAGCATAAAGAGGCGCTACAGCAATATAAGTCAAGTGAGTAATCATACTTACCTTATTATCAATATCAAGCTTAACACGTTCATCAAATATCATCTTCGCAATAGCAAGCTTGTGTTTAGAATCATAGTCATTTCTGAATTTCGCTGTATCGATGATTGATCTATACATTTTACTTAACTCTTGATGACTAACGAATAAGTGATGATCCTGTGTTATGCTTGTTACCTGCATTTCAGCAATTATATCAATATCGTTTTGTGAAAGTTGACCTATCGTACTTGGTAAATGCAATTCTAAAATGTCAGCATAATAATCATTATGATTTGAATCAGTAAGACCACATCTGAAGTTACCACTTAACATCGCACCAACAGTTGCCATAAGCTTAGGCGTGTAGATCGTAACAAACGCGGTATCAACATATGTTATGCTTACGCCACATTGATTCACCGTAAAGCACATACTACTTTCATTGTATAACGGTAAATACGTTGGCATTATCAAACTGTGAGGTGTTGTGTATTGACGATCTACAATTACACAAACATAACGACAATGTTCTGCATCACTAGGAGCGTAGTGTGTGTCAATGTACATGTCAATTACAGCTCCTCGCTCTGTGTCTCTTTTATGTCTGTCATCGTCTGCGCTAGCCCACCCCCTTGATCTATATGTTCTGTGGACAGCAAGTTTTGTGTACCCAATGGCACGGCAGGTAATATGCGTTCTGGGGACACTTCCAATCGCTCTGCCATCAGAAAATCCGCATACCGGTAGTTTAGGTTTGCACCTGTCGTTTGTAATACAAAC